CAGATGCAGCCCCGGCCCCGGGGGTTCGGCGGCAGCGCACGGAGGGCCGGCTATGACGGCTGAGGAACGCCCCCATCCGGACGCATCGCGCGCGCCCGTTTTGCCGGGCAGTTGGCGGTGGCTGGGATTCGGGCTCTGCGCGGTGTCGGCGGCGCTGGTGGTGTGGGCCGGGGTGGTGCTGGCGGGAGGTGGGGCGTGATGACCCATGACCAGCTCGCCGAGGATCTAGCCGCCCACCTGCGTGGCTACAGCACGCCCATGGTGGTGTGGACCGACATGCAGCTCGGGCCTGCCGGCAGCGACCGCCCGGACGTGTACGCCATCGAAAAGACCTACACAGCCCTCCGCGCACGGGTGTTTGAGGTGAAGGTGAGCCGGTCGGACTTCCTGGCCGACGTGACCAGCGGCAAGTACCTGCGCTATGCGGCGTTCGCCGGTTCCATCACCTTTGCCACGCCCGCCGGCCTGGTGAGCAAAGAGGAGGTGCCCAAGGGCTGCGGGCTCATCACCCGTTCGCCGGATGGTGTCTGGCGCTACCAGCGCAAGCCGACCCTGCAGCCCACCCCGGACCTGCCGGTGCATGCCTGGCTGAAGCTGGTCATTGACGGGTGCGCCCGCGAGCGTGACGTGCGGCAGGCCGAGAAATGCAGCCCGCGCACCACCACCGAGTGGTGCCACCAGCGGCGCGTCCGCGAGCGGTTCGGCGCCGAGCTGGCGGCCATCGTGGCCGACCGCGACAACGCCGTGCGCGCCCTGCAGGCGCAGGCCGAGGAGGCGCGCCGGGAGCGCCAGGACCGTGTGGACCATCAGCGGGCGCAGATTGCCAAGGAGCGCCAGGAGTTGGAGCAGATGCTGGCCGAGGCCGCCCGCGCCCTTGGGCTCGAGGAAGGCGCCAGCGTGTGGTGCATCCGCCGCGAGCTTGACGAGCGGCTGAAGGGCGACCCCGCCGCCCGCATCGCCGAGGCACTGCGCTCCATCGGGCACGCCGAGGGCATGCTGGGCCGGTGCCGCGGTGAGCTACAGCGCCTGGTGCCCGCTGACGCCTGCGGTCTTCGGAGGGCCGGCTGATGCGCGACCTGATCCTCCCCTGGCCGAGCCGCGACCTGCACCCCAACGCCCGCGTGCACTGGAGCCGGCGGGCCCGCGCTGCGAAATCCGCTCGCCGCGCTGCCGATGCCCTGGCCCGCGAGGCGGGATGGTGCCGCGTGTCGCTGCCTGAGGGCCGCCTGCACGTCTGGATCGACGCCTACCCGCCCGACCGGCGCCGCCGCGACACAGACGGCGTGCTGTCCTCGCTGAAATCGGCCCTGGACGGCATCGCCGATGCGCTGGGCGTGGACGACCGTCGTTTCGTGCCGCACCCGTTCCTGCACGACGAGCCGCGCAAGGGCGGGGAGGTGCGCGTGCGCATTACGGGAGGCTCGGAATGAACGGCCCGCGGTTGGGCCAGGATGGACTTATCGGAGAACGACATGCCTGATGTTCGTGAACTGTTGGGCCGCCTGAACCAGCAATCCGTACGGTTCGACGTTGGGCGTGGCGGTGTGCCAGAGCTGACGAACCAGGACATCGCGGCCGCGTTGGCGTACGTGGAGCCTGGCTTGGGCCGCGAGGTGCTAGAGGCCTGTTGGTGGCCGGACGGGGCGGTCCTGCGGCGGCATCACCTGCGCTCGGCGGTCATAGCCCTAGTTCAGCCGGAGCTGCGGCGCCAATGGCAGCAGCTCGCCGACGCCAAAACGGACTATGGGATTGCCAAGGCATGTCTGGGGTGGTCCGGAGCAGCCACGGCTGAGCAGATGCGCGAAGTCGATCGAGCGAGGGCCCGGCTGGAACAGGTCTCGGCGCGGTGCTGGCCCAGTGCCACGATGGAGTCGCTGCCGGCCCTGGTAGCAGCTGTCATACGGGAGATTGGGCACAGGTCGCTGTGTGGTGGATGCGGAGGCAGAGGCCAGCTGACGGCCGGGGAACTTGTGGTCGTATGCCAGTCCTGCGGCGGTCATGGGGTAACACCGATGAGTGACAGGAAGCGCGCAGCCGCTATTGGGAGGGATGAATCTACCTACCGTGAGCGATGGCGTGGTGTCTACGAGTGGATGCTCTCCCGAATGAGCGATGCTGAGAGCCGGGCCGCTCAGCAGCTGGCGGCGGCACTGGCGCGGGCAGCCTAGTGCGGGGTTGAAGCCCCCGCAGCTTTTGGGGCATCTTCACTACCGTGGGCCGTTGCGTGGATTCGGCCCGAATCGACCGAGGCCGCTCCCATGGGCGGCCTTTTCTATTGCGCAGGGTGCCAATGTCGAGCCCATTGCCGCAGGCTGCGGCGGACCGAAAGGCCGTTCCGATCTGTACGGGGCTGCTGGACTACTTCCCGGCTGCGGTCGCCATGGTGGCGCGGCTATCCAAGGTCGGAAACGATCAGCACAACCCCGGGCAGCCGCTTCACTGGGACCGCGCCAAATCCGGGGACGAATCGGATGCCCTGGTGCGCCACCTTCTGGAACGTGGGACGGTGGACTCCGACGGCATACCGCACAGCGCGAAGGTGGCGTGGCGTGCGTTGGCCCTTTTGCAAAAGGAGCTAGAGGCGGCTGGTGCGCCTGTAGCGCGCGGCGCCCGCCAGGCGCCCAAGGCTAGCGGCGAGACCTGAGGTGCGTCATTTCATCGTGCCCGACACCCAGGTGCGCCCTGGCGTGCCTACGGCACATATCGACTGGATCGCGCAGGCGATAGTCGATTACCTGCCGGACACGGTGATTCACCTGGGCGACCATTGGGACATGCCGAGCCTGTCCATGCATGATGGACCTGGCTCCATGAAGATGGAGGGCGCGCGATACGAGGAAGACATTGAGGCCGGCAACGATGCTTTCGCCCGTCTCTGCGGCCCTATGGAGGCCGAACAAGAGCGGCGGATACGCCGGAAGTTGAAGCGCTGGAAGCCTCGAAAGCTGTTCCTGTTCGGAAACCACGAGAATCGGATTTACCGCGCCGTGTGCAACGCCCCGAAATGGGCTGGGACCATCGGCGAGCATCACCTGAGAACCCGCGACTTCGAGCGCCACCCGTACCTTGAACGGGTGTGGCAGGACGGCATCCTGTACTCGCACTTCTTCCAGTCTAGCCACTCAAGTCACGCCATCGGCGGGACCATCGACAATCGGCTGAACAAGATCGGTTGCAGCTTCGTACAAGGTCATGAGCAGGGATTTCGATACGGTACCCGTATCCAAGCCAGCGGCGCCAACTGGCACGGGCTAGTCGCCGGTAGCTGCTATGTCCAGGACGAGGATTACCGCGGGGCGCAGGGGCAGAACCACTGGCGCGGGGTCGTGGTTCTGAACGAAGTTCGCGACGGTGACTACTGCGTGATGCCACTGACTCTGGACTACCTCTGCCGGAGATACGAGGGGATGAGTCTGGGCGCGTTCCTCCGCAAAACGGAGAAGGACGCTGAACACCGTTTCACCCTTGCGAGGGTCCCATGAGCGAGCCAGAGATTTCCTTTGAGCAGGCCGTAACCGTGGGCGCAGGGGAGACACACGTAGTCGATGCAGACTACCTGGACCCCGTAAACGAGATTGAGGGTGTCATCGCGGTGCAGGCAGACCAGGACGGCGGGCTGTGGGCCCTCTACGGCATCCGGGATGAGGCTGGCGCCTACCACCAGGTGTGGTTCCAGCCGGGGCGAAACAAGCCGCAGGTGCCGGCGACTGAGCGAAAGACGCGGCTCAAGCCGGTGATCTGAGCCGATCCATAACGCCACAGGGGGCGACGTGAAACTACAGGCCGCCGAGGCAACCATCGCCTCCGTCGCGCAGAAGACATCACTGGGAGGCGGCGGCCTCGCTGTGTTCGGCGGCCTCACCGCGAACGAGATTGCCGCCCTGTGCGGCGTGCTGATCGCGCTCTTGGGTCTGATCGTGCAGTGGTATTACAAGCGGCTGGACAATCGACGGAAGGATGAGCTGCATCGACTGAGACTGGCGGCAAAGCGATTCTCGCCATACGAGGACGACGATGACGACGGAGCGTGAGCCGAGCACGGGTTCCGTTCCCGCTCGCATCGCGGTGTCGGCGCTGAGCCTGAGCCTGGCTGGGCTGCTGGCGTGGACCGTCCGCGAAGGGTTCACCGCTGATCCCGTGATCCCGACTAAGGGCGACGTGCCGACCATCGGCCACGGATCGACGCGCTACGAGGATGGCACGCCGGTTCGCCTGACCGATCCCCCCATCACCCGCGAGCGAGCGCTGCAACTTGCGCGCAACCTCCATTCGGAGGAAGAGAAGCGGTTCCGCGCCTCGTTGCCAGGCGTTTCTCTGACGCAGGGCGAGTACGACCTGTATGTCGATTTCGTAGGACAGTACGGAATTGGCAATTGGCGTGGGTCGAGCATGCGCCGTCACCTGCTCGCGGGCGAGTACCGCCAGGCATGCGATGCTCTGCTGCGTTATCGGTTCGCCGCCGGCTACGACTGCTCGACGCGCATCAACGGCCGGCGCAACCGGCGCTGCTGGGGCGTGTGGGAGCGGCAGCTGGAGCGCCACGGACAATGCCTGCTGGAGCAGTTGCCGCGATGAATCCGTCTGTGATTCGTCTGGTGGCCCTGGCGGCGCTGTGCGCTCTCTCATTCTGGGTCGGCTGGGAGTGGCGCGACCGCTCGGCCGACCTGGAGGGCTCAAAGGCGCAGGCCGCAGCGGCTCAGGGCGAGGCAAGGGCGCAAGAGCAGCCCCGAACTGCTGAGCAGGCCAGCGTCAGGGCCCTCGCCGATATCGCCACCCAACACGAGGAAGACCGCCGTGAAGCGGAAACCGTACCTGCTGCCGTGGCTGCTGACCTTCACGCTGGCAACCTCCGGCTGCGCAGGGAGTGGGCGGGCTGTGAAACCCAGCGTCTGTCCGACGCTGCCGCCGCCACCCGCGAACGTGATGCGCTCGCCGCGAACCGAGACGCTCTTGCGGGCGCTATTGTTCGAGCCGGCCGCGACGCCGACGACCAGCTCCGCGCCTGCCAAGCCGTGATCCAGTCCTATATGGCCCTTGGCCGCACGCCCCACTGAGGCCGGCGAGATGTCCTGCGGCCCGTGCGCGGCGAGGAGACGCAAGCTTCTTGAGAAGAGAAAGCAGAAGGAGGCTCAGGGTAAGCCGGTACAGGCTGCCGCGCTGGGTGCGGTGCTGGCGGTCAGTGAGGCCGCCGGCAAGGTGATAGGTATCCACGGCGAGGTGGAGCATGAAGACGACCGAGAGCACGGGGCCGAAGTCTCCGGGCTGGAAGCTGTTGTCGGAGGAAGCCAAGGCGCTGAACCGGATCGCTGACGCGATCGAGAAGCAGGCCGAGGCCACGCTGCTGCTGGCCCGTGCGACGGCCGGCGAGTTTGACGAGGCAGAAGACGTGCCCGAGCCGGCAGTGCCGGGGCAGGGCATGGGGATGGGTGGGTGATTGGCAACCTCCTGAGGGTCGTCCCGGCACCGCGTGAGGGCGACGGCCCGCAGGTATGCCAAGGCACCAAGCTGTACGTGGGCGACCAAGAG